CTTTGTCTTAGGGAACGCCGGTTGTTGCTGATTTATTTCAGTGCTGTCTTTAAGGCAGCTTAATAACTGACCGTGTTAGTACTTTCAAATCGGGCTATGGTAGTGAATCTGCCGGGTTGGTAAACCTTCACTTAAGCTTCCGGACCTAGGTATAGCTGGACATCTAGATAGGTTCTCCTCTTCCGTTGTCCCGTGGCTGGTGGTAGACAGTTGACCATCAGATCGTATTTCAGACTGGACCGGGCTACTATGAGCACTCTTACCGGTGGGGTCACCGAACTTTATATCCGAACAAGTTTCAATACCCTGCTGGACCATGAGGGGGGAAGGTTTATCGCTTCCTAGTATCCCATAGGAATAGTCTTCTGAGGTGCTGCAATACGGCCTCAGAGGAATTCTGTGCTCCTCTTCTTTATAACCTCGCTGATTGGAAACTACCAATGTGAGGTCGCAATTTATAAATTGAGTCAGCACTAGAACAGTCTCTGTAGACTATAAAAACTGTTATGGGCATATCCATGCTCCAAAACTCTTACCTGGGCCCCGGGTTTTCGAGATCTTTATAGGGGCAAACTCGGCTTGTAAGGGGTAGTTGCACACCCTTACAGCGGATAGTAGTTACACAACCTCTAACGATGAAACGGCCCTTCAACAAGGTCAGCTATTAGAGGGGAGTGTACCGAGCAGATTGGCCATATTCTGTTAGGTTAAGAGACTGCCTGCTATCTTAGCGCTAAGAGCGGCCTGAACAGTCCTGCCCTGGTGAGTAAGAATACCGTTAGTATTGTTATAATAGCTTAAAATACGGGTTACCCCCGTTACCTTTGCGTGCTAGAAACGCTTTAGGGTTATTGTAATTTACGCTTCTTTTGGCTAGACGGTGTCCCAGGGAGGTGCGATTTACGCCCCTTTTCCTCCTCTGTTCCTGAACGGCACCTTACCTGCATTAATTAATTTCACTGATGTAATCCGGTTAGGTGAACATGAGCAATTGGGTTAGGGTGACCAGACGACCCTTGACTGTGTATTTTCCTTTTTCATGTCCCTAAAAACCATGTGGCATAAATTGAGTCCACAAGAAGCTACCCTATGCTTGAGTCTAGGCCTGCAATTTGCAGGGTACATCCTAGGAGTCCTTAATTGGAAACGTTCGTGTGAGTTTATACACACGGTCTACGTTAGTTCACCCTTCGTAGATGAATTTTTCACGCTCAAAAATAGTACTGTGGTCACTCATTGGTAATACTTAAATGGCTTCTTACACTTCAAACACTTCTTCTCCTTTGTCAACTTCCTCCCCCGCTTTTGCTACTCCTACAGGTTCCCCCCCGCCTTTAAATTTGGAGCAGCAGCAGCAAACCCCATCCTCTCAAGTCCCGGCTTCCTCCGGTACCTATATAATGAGTGATGTTGAGCAGCGGTATTTCCTCGGTGAGTCTTCTGGAATGTCTTTTCCTATTCGCACCAATTTCGCCGCTTCCGCCTCAGTTTCTCGCTTATTCTCCGCGCGACCTCCCCCCTCCACAAGCAGACCTAGTCGCCCTGCTATTCCTACCTCTTCACCCGACACTTTTTCTTATGTTGCTAGCCCTACATCCGACTCTCGACGTGTTCGCTTTGCCGAACTGGGAAGTGCCGGGGAGCCGGTTTATGAAGACCGACCCGCTTCCCAGAATCTAGGACCTCCTCCCCAGATCCCTACCTCCACTGACTTCGATCCATTCGTGACTATTAGACCTCCCTTGCGATCAGCTCCCCCTAAACTCCGTGACGGGGGCGAATTCCACAAAGTTCGCGCTCAGGGTAATGAGTTTAAGAACGGATGGTGTGCTTTACACCTTTTTCCCTCGCTGGAGAAGGAAGCTTTCAAGTATTTGCCCAAATGGGCAAGTGGACGTCTCATAAAAGACGTGTTTGACCTACTACAGCCTACTGAGGCTGTGGGGCTCCGACTAGAGTACGGTGGAAATTGGGGAGCTGGGGTTGATGGCGTTATCCGAGGCCATATCACCAAGAAGGGTGGGACCATGCGCGGGAGCGTTCTACTTAGCCTACTCGTTGACGGCTATCAGTACGGGGGTGACACGGAAGCACCGGCTTCGCAAGCACCCGTCAAAGCAGTGTGGGTGTCTAATCCTACGCCGATCGCTGCACTAGGTGGAGTTCGCCAAGTGCCTACCTCTTTGCCAGCAACCCAGATCTCGCCGGGTTATGAACGCCCGTGGAGCTTCGATCTATGGCCTAACCAAGTTGTCCCTCAAGTGGCAAATTGGCGGCACGGCCATAATGTCAACACAATAGCTCTCACACGACCGTCTTCCTTTGTGTACCACTTCCCAGAAAATCTGAACAGAGGAAATCTTTCCGAAGATTTCACTGTCCAGCTTGAACTCCCTTGGTTCCGCAGACTTGACATCGATGCTGAAAACACTGTTGAAACGCAGTATTCGCGAGGCTTCACCCGCGAACTTGTAGATCGCACGATCCGTGAAGAATTCACAGAGATAGCTCAAGTTTTAGACAACAACCTATCTCTTGACGTTCTCAAGGCTGCTGACTCCAAACTCGATTTCTCAAGGGCTATGGGTACCAGGGGACATCGGGCTGTAGGCGGTTGGGAATCTAACATTATGGCTCGCTGGCTACGTAATCGCGATTTTGCGACAAGCAGCAGGGCTAACCGAAACTACCGGGAATTTACTTTCCGGATTATGAGCCGATACCTTCTCTCTCTCGTTTCCGAGGGACTACTACATGACATTCCAGGATACGAACGCCACGTCGACAACACCGCGACTAACGTTCAGATAATCCATATTAATGCCGAAACAGTCCCAGGAATCGTGGGTCCTCCACAAATCCCCGCTATTTGGGGTGAGGAACAACTCTGGCAACCAGCCGCCCTTGATGGGCTGTTGCAAGGTCGGAGGCAGTTCTTGGACGTGGAGGGCTATTCTCGAGAAGATATCGCCCAGTTGATCGGTTGCCTAGCTCCCTCCACGGAGGACCATCTCGCGTATTTACGCACTGTAGCTCCACAAGCCGGGCATCAGCGCCCTTCTCCCGAAGGTTCTCTACTCGCCAATGTTGCCCGTCACACTTTTCCAAATGGAACAACTCACATCTATCTTCACCACGGAAATGACCCTCTCCCAGGGTTAGCCGACCAGGCCTGGATTCAAGCTCACGCCTTCGACTTCCCGTCCTACACTAACCTTGGGACTTCTATACGTGCTTTGACTCAACGGCACGGTTTGGGGGACTCCTTTATTGAGGCCCTCGATGCTGTGCTCTACCGATCAGTTGGTTTTTCTGCCCAGCAGATGCTGGGCGTCGAGTTCCGTAAGATTACAGGTGATGTCATTGACGCCAACGGACACTATGCGCTGTATCTACCTCGGAACAACACCGCAGCTAGTTACTTCGATGTCTTCTTTGTACCTTCGCCAGCCCCGATAGAACTGGGGAATTTCCTGGCAATGACTTACCATGAAGTAGTACATAATGCCACTCTCGCTTGCTTTTGCCGGGCTACCTCCATGGCCTGGGCAGCTAAATCCGCCACAGAAGTAGGCGTAACATGGACAGTGCCAGCAGTCGGGGGTAATCCTAGAGTGAGGAACCATCACTCTAAGTGGCAAAAACAATACTACTCTGACCTCAATCTCTGGTCTGTCCTTCATGCAAACACTCAGGGTCTACAGTACGGTTTCGCGCCTACTTATAATACCCGACGGACTGAGGTCGGAGTCGTTATCGACTGGTGGCACGATTACCTCCCACCAACGATGACCAATCATTACCTTGAGCTTTGGGCTATGCAAGTGATCCCAACGTTCCAACTGCTACCATACTACGATCCCATCCAGCTCACTTCTCACGTCCAGTGGGCGCCTGACACACCTGATCAAACCGCGAGTTTAGATATGTTCTCTCAGGACGTAAAAGTCCGTCTCGCTAGAGAGTTCGAACCATTCCCTAATTACTCCTGGCTAGGTGATGGAGGCCAAGAGTACAACGCGCAGTTTTATATGGCCCAAGGCAACAATGGCCAATTCGCCTATGAAGGCGGACGCCCCAAGGCTGCATTCTCATGGTGGAGTGGGGATTATGCTCGCAACTTTCCTGCCGCACCCGTAGGAGGGGTGAGACACTCTTTTGCACCAGTAGGTAGCCACTTCGGAGATTTCCTCCTGCCTGGCTCTCTCCTATGCTTCAACATTCCTACTAACCGCATCCGCAACTGGGGTGTTGGTGACTCAGCAGGTAACAGGCTAGTGCCGCAAGAGGCGTACCGATGGTGGATGGCTTCTAAAGGAGCTGCAAATATCTCGCTCATGGTGAACTACGTCTCACCGTTTGATCAACACATCGAGATCGACAGTCTGGTTGACTACTCTGTTGCGTTGTGGGATCGCAACACTCACTTTGCCGGTCTTACTTTTACACCGCTCACCACAGCGCTCAATAAAGGAACCTTTGATCCTATCAATTCTGTAAGCCAGCAAACTCCCTTCTCCTTCTCTTTTGACTCTCGCCCTAGATCCTTCTTGCAGAATGACCCATCTCGCGTTACTCAACGTACACCCTTAAAGGGTCCCACTGTTGCCGAGGAAGGCGTTGAAAAGCGTATGGACGCAGAGGGTATCAATACTAATCTCCGTGTGGCTGCTCAAGTTGGTCGGCTTACTTACGAAAATAAGTACCCGAAGGTACAAGATGAAGTGCCACCAATGGACGAGCACACTGTAGCAATCACCAGGGATGAGGGCATAGTTCCTCTCCCGGATGGGTATCCACCTGAACGTGCCCAGGATGACTATATTCAGAGGTCACAAGAAGCTCTCGCACAGTTTACCGCACCAGAGCCCGCTAATACAGCGGTACTTGCGCGGTTAAACCAGATACAAGACGCTCTTGATCGTGAGTTTAACTCATATCTTGAGTCCGAGCAGGTCCGCAGAGCTCGGGATGCTGTAACAGAACGCGTTCGGGCCCCGCACCCAAGGAACAATTCTTGGGTTTCACGCCAGCCAAGGCGACGCACACACCCTGCCACGGTTGGGCAGGGTAGTGTGAAGACTAGCTTTGGCGGAACTTTTGCATCACAGACCCCGGTCTTTATACCCCAGCAACCACAATCAGTAGCTAGAGCGCAGAACAGCTTTAGAGGCGTCGGGGTTCCACCACCCGCACCGGCCCCACCTGCAGGTCCGCGCTCCGGGATTGTTCCTAATGACCAGGCAAGTGCCGGACCACAGCAATTCGCCATGGATCGTGCTCAACTTATGAGTCGCATGCAAGCTATGGGTATTCACCCTTCCTCTCCACGCCCTTATCGCGGGCCCTCCCCAATTCGGCACAACACGGGAAGAGTGGTTCCCAACAACCTTAAACCTGTGGCTACTCAAAGCCTGAACCACCCTCCGAGCCAAGATACACTTTTCATGCGTGGGGCTCTCCCTGCACCCGAATCTAGCCAGCTTGACCCACAGCCGGCTCAAGTTGAACCCCAAACTGCCCCTGAAGCTGTACCGGATGAGGGACGTGACCGGATTGCAGTGACACTCCCGCCTGGAGGTGTCCGGTTCGACCTACCGCCTGGGCAAAAGGCAACACCACAGGCCTCTGCAGATGCGTACTTCCAACACCTCTCAGATATGGCTGTAGATATGCATCAGGGCGTAGCTACGCCAAAAAACTAATTTGGGACTCCTGTTATTATCAAGTCACTCTACAGAAGTTCTCAGAATTATTCAAGCTCGCATATTCTGCAATGGAGAACAACCCAATATTCTTCGCAGCTTTTGCTGAGTTTATCCAACGAGTGGCTGGCAGCATTTATAAATTGAGCAGCACTGACAATTATCGTTATAAAGGTAAGCGCGTTCTTAACATTTTCTTTCACTATGAGAAAGTATGTGAAGAGTTCGACCTTGACGCTTTTCCTGATTCAATTGTTAGGGCGCTAGCAGCCTTTATTTTCTTAACCCCTTGTCCAGTTTCCGTTTTTTCCATGCTACCACTCTGCTTCGTGAATCTAGCCTCAGGGATGCCAGATCTAGGGTGGACTTTATCCTTTGAAGGAGTTCAGTTGTTAGCCAGCGCCCCTGAATTGGGCGTTGGCCCGCTATCCACTTGCACCCCTTTACCCAGCGGTCAAAATCAATACCGACTCTTTCATAACACACAGAGAGATGAGTATTCTTGCGCAACCCGGTTGTTAAGTATTCTCGGGCTCAGAAACATCCCTGAAGAGCGTTTTCTCGATATTCATAAAGTTGGTATGTGGAGTGACACTCTAATTGACGGGCTTACCAAATTATGGACCCCTGACATAATGTTATGTTTCTCCTTTCAGCATCTAGGCGTTGCTGATCTAACTAATCTGAGTCAGAGCTTTGATCTCGCCAATTTCATTAGTTGTCTGCAGCAAACTCCTAAGATTATTGTCTTTCTCCTGCGAGACCATGTCTTCTTTTGCGTAGAAGAAGACTTCCTTCGTCCCACCATGGAGTATATTCAGTTGTCGAGGAGTAAGCAAGCACACCTACCAACTGAGAGGCCTAATTTCAAAGATTTAGCCGCTTTCTATCCTGAGGCAGCTGGACGTGCCGGGGGAAAGGTTTTCATACACCTAAAAGACCTAGATGTCATTCCTGTGTCGTCTCCAGTTAGGCGCATGCTTTATTCCAAACTTCATCAAGTGGGAAGAAGTCGCATTGAAGGGAAAACAGACGTTAACTGGGAGGAAATCTACCCAATCCATCTTATTTTGCTGGAATTTCTAGAGAACGTTGGTGTAGAACTTCAGTTCTTCATCCTGTGTCAGCCTGAACTGTGGGTGAGCAGTCTTCAGTCAGTAGCTAAATTGTTGAAACTCTTCCACACTGGAGTAAGAATTTGTAATACCTTACCCGGGTGTTACTCTAGAGCTTGGGATAACGTGAAAGCCAGGGATTATGCGCGGCGACTGTACGGCCTAGATACCTTGGTTGGTCGGAGCGAACTCCTGTCCATTGACTTCCAGAAAGAGCAATTTATGCGGGCAGTAGATCCAGGTAGGCGCGTTCTGCCTGTCCTAAAAACTCTTCCTAATGGTTATCGAGTCTTAGACTTTAGTGCCAAAAAATACTACCTTACACTAGATAAATATTGTAAAGATATGGCAGCATCTCTACTTAAAGATGAGGTGCACTTGGAAACCTTAGAATCTTTTTATTCGCGCAGATTCTTCTGGGCTGCAAGCGGAGGGGCCCCCGGTGCAAAGGTAGAATGGTTGGAGACAGCTGAGAAGATACGGCTTAACAAACGAGGGGCAGTTTTGTCCTTGAAACTAGCAGACCTACGTAAATTACTTGACGACGCCACGCTATTAGGAACTAACCACCCAGTACAGTGGTCGGTCAATGCCCTCAAGCTAGAATCGGGAAAAGTTCGTTCTATACTAAATACTGTTACTGAGCACTATATTATTCAGGGCTATATCACTCAAACCTTTGAGGACAACTCGAGGCATGACGGCTGGTACTCTGTTGGACATCACTTGTCCGCACGATTAGCTAACGCTCTCCGGCGCCTGACTGATTTAAACGATTTGGCAGCATTCATGTTCGATTATTCAGATTTTAACATCAACCACACTCTAGTGCTCATGGCCACCAGTGTCTTAGCCAGAGTAGAGGCAATGATAGCTAGAATGAGTCTGGTCGGATCTAAGGAGCACCTTGCGGAAATTTTAGACGATTTGCGTCGAGCTGCCGCCTACGTTGTAATCGCCCGCTTTAACACCTATGTTTCGGATAATGCTACCGGGATGACTGTGCGCACTACCAGAGGGTTACAAAGTGGGGAGCGAGATACGTCACGGGTTAACTCAGATAGTAACCACATTGACACATGTATCATGGAGGATTGTTTCAAACAACTAATCGGGTACACGCCAATCTCCCCACGCGTTGATCAGAGTGGTGATGACGCTTTTCAAACCATATACCGTGTGTCTGATGGTCCATTAGTTATTGCACTCTACAATTTATCAGGTGCTGCTGGTCAGGCGTATAAGATTACCCTGGAATATGCGAAGCCTAGGCCAGCCATGGGTGAATACCTCAGATTACATTATAATTCAGACTTGGGGTATGTTGGAGGTTACCCTATCAGGGCTATGGTCGGCTTTGTTCATGGAGAGTTTTTCCAAGACCCAATCCCACAACCCATTGAACGAGCAGCCGCCTTTATCCGGCAGCGGAGCAAACTAGCCCGACGAGGTTGGCTAGTTCCTGAATCTCTTTTTCGCACCGTAATCCGTAATTCGTGTCGACTAGTTTATTTTGACCATGAAACGCACACTAAGAAGGTTTTTCGGCCGAAGTTAGAACTAGTGACCCTACCCTCTATCTTTGGCGGCGTGGGCGTAGAAGGAGATGAAAAGGGGCTTATCCCCGCACTACGCCCAGCTGTTACAACAAACTTTCTTTATCCCCGTTTCGCAGCACTTCATATTCCCAGTGGTGAAGGAAAAACTACACTAGCCCAGAAGTGGCCTGAGTTCTTTATGGATCACGATTTACTTTTGCCTAGACATACGTTCGCTGCACTACGCGCTGAAGCTATGGATACAGGGTTGTGGCATCGCGTTAATGATCTACTCGTCAAAGTAGCAGATGATTTCATCCGTCAAGAATGGCAACAAGTCCTTTTACATAAAAGGACTTTCCCACGCGTTTTACTGTCATGGGGTTCAGATTGCGTCCCAGAATATGCCAAGGGTATTGGATTGCTCTTAAACCACCTTTCCGGGCTGCGCAGCAATAAAGCTAATCGCAGAGCGCTCTTAGCAGCCGCGCACGGAAAGAAACTCCCAGTTTTTACTTTTAATACTTACAAAGCTCGAGAGAATTTCATCTTTACTCTTTTGCCAAGCAACCGCCGGTATGTAAGTGGTACATTCTTGCACACTAGTAACTTAGGCGCCACGCCTCCTATATATTTGAAGCCCGAGGTACAGAGTGATAAGATGCTCCGAGGACATTTGCCACGAGTATGCGATTTTTCTGCTTTTCAGCGTTATAATGTCACTCCACCTAAGACTATTTACAGAGAGATTCTCGAAAGCGCACTGAGTGGAGCCTGGCCAAAGCAAGCGTTAAATGATTCTCTCGCTGCATACGGTCGTGCACTCGATCAATGGCAGGAGAAAGTGACTATTCGCCGTAGCTTCTTCTCTTTCCAAATACCAATTCCAGATGACGCAATTAAGACGTATGTGCTAGCCACAGCTGCCAAGGCCCTAGGAATAACAGGGTCGAAGAATAACTTTCCGACTTTTGCCTATAATGATTTAGGTTACCCAAAAGCTACAAGGCTGCAACATCATTATGGGTGCATTTCAGCACTTACCCGACTATTTGGATGCTCGTTGGCAACATCAGTCACGCACATAATTAAGAGTGAACAGGTAGCCCAGCCTGTCACCTTCCCCGCGCAAATTATCGCCTTTTATAAACGTGTTAAAAGGCACGATCTCGCCAACCCTGAGACCACGCGGGCTTTAAGCCGTATTGTTAAGTTTATCTCGCAGCTAAAAAAGGATTTAGCGGATCATAGTGATTCGTACGACCCTCAAACGCTAACCCAATGGCTAACTGGGAGTGCATCATTTATTCCACCGAATCTATCTTCGTGGTCCTCTGATGTCACGACATTTTGTCGTGATCTCACTCTCAAATGTGTTGAACAGACTACGCATTCTCTTTGTAGAGCACAGCTTTTCGGAGGAAAGACTTCCCCCCAACTCAAGGCTATTATACTATATCACATTGAATTGAGTATTACTCAACACTTTACCCAATACTTGCGAACCGT